GTACTTCAGTTTCATCTGATAAATCTTTTTTAGATTTTGATTTAGGTTTTTCAACTACATCTTCTGTGTCTTTTTCTGCTTCTAAATCCCTAGGTTCTGAACCTGTAGCAACTTGTGAATCTAGTTCTTCTGTTACTTCTTCTTTTTCTTCTGCCATTTCTGATTTAATATCGTCTATAATTCCTTCTTCGGATACGATCAATGTGTTTCCATCTTCGAGTTGATAATCTCCAATTGGCAAAGCTACTCTTTCATCTTCTGTTACAATAAAAACGTTTTCGCCACTTGTAAAATTTTCAGCTTCCAGAATTGTGCCATTTTCTAACTTCATACTTTCTAGCTCTACTTTTGTAGAAAGCAAAGAAGTAATTTTGTTTAACATTTCTGTCGGTTTCATAAATATATATTTAACGTTAATTACATTTCTGTATTAATATAACGCACCGAAAAAATGATTTGTATTTTAATTTGGAATTTTTGTGATAGAACCAATACCTTGTGCTTGATAGGAACCATCACAGCACTTTCTACTGTATCTTATACCATCTTTACATAGACAACCACGTTTGCCGCTTTTTGGACTGCTGTAACGTCCGTTATTAGATGATTTCATTTAAAAGTTTTCATTTTATTTATCGCCCAATTAATACCACTTGTACCTCCCCAAGCATCCCACATAATACCACCACAACCTTCGCTATATGGAACATCTTTATTTTGTTGTTGTCTTTTAAAACTAGCCATTCTGCCTATTGTTTCACGACTGATGTTTTTTTTTTCAGCAAGTTGTCTTGCTCTAGTCCAACCAACTCTAGTTCCACATTTAGAATTGTTTTCTTCTTTATACTTTATAGCTTTTTTTGCATTGTTACTTGCAGATTGTGGATAATCGTTATATGTTTCAAAAGTATATCTTACCAAATCTTGTTTTATTTTCAATAGTTTTTTTCCTGCTTCTATTTCTTGTGATAATTCGTCTTTTGTTTTTTTTTTAGGTCGTTCTGCTTTGTCAGCAAAGTATCCTTCAATACTAAATCCTTTTACCAATCCTGTTTTGACGTATTCATTCCATATTTCGTCATTGTAAACTTTTACAGAACCAACCCAAGAACCTAATGGCAAATCCATACCATACAATGCTGTTTTATCTTGTTCTTTATTTTCTACAATCCAAGATTCTACAAGTGAAACGCCATTTATTTTCTCAAAGTGTTCGTATGTAGAATTGTTTTGGTTTCCATTTGACAGATATAATTCAGATGCTTTGCGGACTGTGTCCTTTGTAAAATATATATAGTATTCTGTATCCCCATCTTTCCTGTAGATTGGTTTATTAGGCACAAGTATAGCACCCATTAATAACCTTTTTTCTGCATCTACTTCTGCAAACTTATATTCTTTATTTTTAGATAATGCCAAAAAGTTTTCTTCAATAGCAGGGTTTTCTACTAAACTAATCGCATCAATGCCACTATTTTCGTCTAGTTCGTCAATTACTAATTCAACTATTTTCATACTATTATAACGTTTTAGTTTTTTAATTTGTATTTATATAGACGCATTTTCTACTATATTTCGATCTAATGCTTGTGCGCTTGTTACATCTCCACTTGTTACAAATGCTTTTACAGGCTTCTGTTCATTTTCTCCCAATGCTGTTGCTAATTGATTTTCTGGTGCTTCACCAACTATATTAAATGCAGGGGGTGCTGATGCAGGTGCTCCACCACGACTACCACCGCCACCACCTTTTGCGCCTGCAGGTGTTTTGGTGCCAACAATTTTTTTAACTGTAGCTAATCCTGATGCCAATATAGTTCCTGCACTCACAATTTTTTCAATAGATGCGAATGGTTGTGGTAAAGTAGAGGGTGTTTTTAAAACTTCTGTAAATCCTAAATATGAATTTATTGTTGCTTGTGCTATTGCAGCAGCTTTTCCTGCAGCACTATTTTCACCCAACAGTTGTGCAATACCACCTAGTGCATCAGCAGCTAATCCTAGCTTTTGTTTTTGTAATAATATACTAGATGCTAATTCTTGTTCATCATTTGCTAATTGTTGTCCTTTTATTTGATTATTGAAATCTTGTATTTCTAATCCTTTTTCTTGTTGGAAATCTAACAACTGTTGTTCAGCATCTTGCCTTGCTTGTGTTCCTTCGCCTAATCTTTCAATCTGTGCTTGTAGCCTTTCTGTTTCAAGATCATTTTCTTGTTGAGCAATATCACGTAAGGCTTGTAATTTTTCAAGTTCATCTTCTATTTCTTCTGCATTAAATTGTTTTTTAGCTATTAATCTTGCATTCTCTGCTTCTGATTTACTATTTATTAATTCAATTTCCTCTAGTTCTAATCCCTCACGATTAACTTTTTGTTCTGATTCAAAACCTGCAATGCTTTCTTTAACATCTAAAATGTTTTTTTCAGCTTCTATTAAAGCAGTTTTATTAGCTATTAAGTTAGGATTGGCTGCAAGTTCTGCTTGTGCTAATTCTAATGCTTTTTGTGCATTTGCTAATTGAAGTGAAGATTGTTCATCAAGTATATTTTTTAATTTATTATTTGCTGCTATTCTATCATCTATTGATGCTGTAACATCATCTCTGATTTGCCTTTGCCTTTCTGCTGCAAGTTGATATTTAAATTGTAATTTATCATTTTCTGCTAATGCTAATTCCGTTTCATTTTTTAATTGTTGTATTCTTTCTTGATTAGCTAGTTCTTGCGTTGTAGATATTTTAGATACGTTTTCCACAGCTTTTGTAGTAAAGTCGCCTAATTCCTTTCCTGTTTGAATAAAACCCTTACCGATGCCTACAACATTATCAACTAGACCACCTGCAGCACCAGCAACCTTTTCATCAACCCTATCAATGTCTGCTTGTAATTCTTTTATTTTATCAGCATCTTGACCACCTAAAAAAGATTTTTCCCAAGCAAGTTGCGCCCTTAATAATCCTGTTTGTACACCAAAGATTGAAGTCTTTAAAAGATTAACAGGCACCATAACAGAATTTTTAACAATATCCCCCAAAGCTGTAAATTCACTACTTGCATCTATAACACCATCAATAACTTTTGTAAACACAGCAGATACAGTTCCAAACGCAACACCTAATCCATCTACAATGGTTTGATTTTGCATTAATATTTCTGTAAACTTTTCAAATATCTTTAATCCTAGACCTGCAATAAATGCCTTTGCTGCTAATCCTGCACCTTTAAAACCTTTGCCTACACCCTTAACTGTTTTGCCTAGTTTTGCTAAACCTTTATTTCCTTTTTGGTTGGTTTCATTTATAGCATTTAAAGATTCTTGGGTTTCATCCTTAAAATCTTCCATTTGATCTGTAAGTTTGCCAATCGCTTTTGTTGCACTTTGCACATCTATATTTAAGCGGATATTTTCTTCGGTCATTTTTTTAGTTTTAAACTGTTCTTCACATCTGCAAAACTGATAGGTAATTTATATTTACCTAATGCTTGATCAATGTTGTCGCTTCGTATGTCTTGTTCTTTTGCTAGTTCTAGCAATGTTAAAATATTATCTATCATTAGTAAAATGTTTTTACATTAGTAACTATCCCATCTATTACTGAACCTGAAACACCTTGTCCGGGTGCATAACATCCATTTTGATTAGAATCATAAAAAGCATAAAATCCATCTGGTGCATAAAGCAATTTATTACTTTCTGTATTCCTTTGATATACACCAAATTGATCGTCTGGTATTTGGTATAATCCGTATCCTTCTTTTAATGGTCTATAATTTTGACAAACAAAATCTGTTTCGCTACTAGCACCTTGATTGTAAAATCCTAATTTTGTTAATTTTTTTCCATTAGGTAAAGTTGAACCTGTAGCTGAAAAACTTCTAGCATACGATTCAGCAGTTGCACGATCAGTTGCGTGATAACCACAAGCGTCTAATTCCCTATCGAATTGTTTTTGTGATTCTTTGTCATATTGGTATCTAGTATCGTGTACTGCAATACCTGTAAAATCTACGCCTTGAAATCTTTGTTGAAAACTTACAGCATCACCCTCAATAAGCACCGGCACAACTAAAGAATATAAAACACCACCACTGATTCCTTTTACATCAAAGAAAGTTCCATCACCATTTTTAATTCTAAATGTTGAATTACCGGTAGCAAAAGCACTTCCGTCTGGTTTCATCACGTGATAACTATATACAGATGTTGTGGTTGTAAAACTAATACTTGGCGTTGCTTGTTCAAATAATACAGAACTTAACATTTCACCACTAGCTACATCAAACGATGTATCATTTGTAGTTTTACCATAGAATCTATAATAAATTGTATCGCCTGCAGATAATCCTGTAATTTGGTATTTTATATTTCCAGATAATGTGTTTTTATTTTGTGGTGTAGTATCGTATTTTATATTAGTTGCTGATCCTGTTTTTAATGTTGTTATACTATCAGAACTTAAATGCGATTTTGTAGTTGAATAGAAAAATCCATATTCATCTATTTGCGATGTCGAACCAACCTTGCCTAATGTAGTAACTGTAAATGAAATAGTAACCACAGAACTTGAAGGTGCAGTTGTAAGGTATGTTAATGTTGGTGGTGTAACTGTTAATGCTTCATCACTAATAACTACTTGTGGAATATTAGGCACGCTTACATCTTCTGGCACCACTTCTGTTGTGCTAATTACTTCTAATCCTTCAAAGTTGTTAAATTTATCTACTGTAATAATACCATTGTCTGCAAAAAATTCGTCTGAATCTGCACTTAAATTTGTGTCAGTTGAAACAGGTAAAAACTTGCTTGGTATTATTGGCGTAATTTCTGTTGTTGTGTTTATTAGTTCTAAATCACTTAACAGCGTTTCAAAGTTTGTTACAATTTTGTTAATCTTATATGTCTTATTGAAGATAACTAGCTTGTCTGATAGTGTTAAATTTTGTAAAATAGAAACAGGTAAATACGCTTTCACTTTTGTTAATCTTCTGCGTTTATCAAATACATCTTCTATATAGCTTTTATAATATTTTTCAAATAAAGATTTGTTAAATGGGATGCCTTCATATTCGTTTGTTTCAGAATTAAAATTTATGTTATCGCTTGAATCATCACTTAATGAATTACTTAAATACAAAGAATTTGATGGCACAAAATAAGATGTAACTTCTGATACATTGTTTGCAGAATCTAAAACGCCAATACTTGTGCCTGAATTTAAAACAGGGTAAAACAACAATGGCTCTGGTAGGTATGCACCTTGTTTATCGTCTGCACTCCAACCCCATTGTACAGCAGTATTAGCATTACCTGATACATTTTTTAATCTTTCAAACATAAAATGATCAAAGGGTAATTTAATTTCGTAAACTTGACCATCAAATTTTTCTCCCGCATTATAATTAAGTGATCCCCATTTGCGATTAAATATTTGTTCAAAATTAGATGCCATAAAACTTTTATCACCTTTGTAACTAAAGTTGATTTGTTTGTATGGCAACACACTATCAACCATTGATGATTCTTTGTCAATAAATTCTGTTACATCAGTGAACGTTGTATTAGTGTCGTAAAAATCATCTAGCGTTTGTATCTTAATAGTTTTGTTGTCTTGTATAAAAGCTGTTAAATTGAACATTTTAAAAATGCCGGTCAGGAAGTCTATAATTTTTATTTTTGGTAGCTGTTCAGTAATTTGTACTTTTTTATTTGTTATTGAAATTGCTGTGCCTGTGAAACCAATAGAAAAAAATATGTTTCGAACTCTAGGACTAATTTCAAAAGTTGCTACCGTGTCTGATTCAACTGCAAAAGTAAAAGTGCCTTTGGCTAGTGGCACGTAATCTGCATTACCTTTTTTGCCTTTTCCTTGACCTTGCGTTGGGAATGTGTCACCTACTAAATCTTTATATTCTAATTCAAGTTCGCCATCTTTGAACAAGTAAACATTATATTTTGCAGTTTGATTTGTTGTTTTTACACTAAATCTTATTTCACTGAAAGAACTTAAATTTATAAAAGAATTTTTATTTAAAGTAAAAAAATTACTATCTGGTGAACTATTAAAAACCCTTTGATAATTAGTGAATTTTATTTGTTCTGGTTGATCACTAAACATTGAACCAACTTTGTTGTGTAACCACAAAAATAAATTATAATAACTAGCATTACTAGTAGCAAAAAAATCTTTACTAAACGAAAAACCTTGTTGAGTAAAAAATCCCCTTTCTATTGCTTTTATAATAGCGTGTACTCTAATCGCAGGTTTTAGTTGATCAAATTCAACACCTTTATTTTGACCTGCAGCATAGGCAATATTTGCTAATGTGTCTGTGTTTAATGTTGAACTACTAGAATCATAAATCAATCTTTTAGTATGTGTCATTAAAGGAACCAATAAAACCTCTGGAAACACAACACCATTCATAGTTTTAGATTGTGCTGTATTTAACATTCCTTTTATGCTAGCATCTGTATATTCAAACTCAAGATCTGTTAATATTGGTAAATCACTTAATGTGCTATCTCCGATTTTATCTTTAAGATTTACAGTATTGCCAAAAAATGTAAGTTTGTATGTGTGGGGTTTGTTTATTTTTAATGTTGTTCCTTCTAGTTTTACTTTACCCTTTTTAAATAGTTTGTAATTTAAATATAATTCAGCATCTACTTTTACCCTAGCATCAAATCCATTTAATATTTCAAAATTATAAAAGTGTTTAAATATTTTGTTATTGGTTTCGCTTGCAGGAACTGAAAAAGTTTTGCTAAAATCACTAAATATTTTATCTATATTTCTTACGTCTTGAATAGTTTGTGTCAGCGTTACGCTTTCATCATCAAACATTTCAACCAATTGGTTTTCTACATAAAGTTGTAGTCCTATCATCTGACATTATTTATCTTGTTAAATGCAAACTCAAAGTCAATCGTATGGTTTATTAATTTATCATTCAAGCTAGTTTTAAATGTAAAGTCTTTGCTTGTAGGTATCACAGGCAAAGTTTTGCTTTCATATCTAATCCATATATTTTTAGATAAAAACAATTCTTCAATAGTGCTGTTTGCATCCTCAACCATAAACCCTGTATTTAATTTTAATTTAGTTTTGGCATTTATGTTGTATCTAGTTTGTTGTGACTTGTATGTGTTATAAGTTACAGTTGAGTTATTGATTATGTTACTTTGATACGTTTCATCTGTTACATTAAAACTCTCAACAGTTTTTTTAAACATATACAAATCTTGGAATGCTCCGTGTTTGTTTACGAAAGTGATTTTGTAGCTTGTGAATTTTGGTTCGCATACATTTATTACAGTAATGGTTTTTTTAAGTGTTGTATCATCAGTGTCGTAAACTTTTATTTCTGAACTATCTGCAGGTATTGTAGCATATTGTATTTTCTGATTGCTATTACCACTATCTGTTATTTGAGTAGTTGCGCTATCAATAATTATTTTACCAACTCCCGGTGCATACAATGGCAATTTTCCTGCAGTTCCTTCTGGTAAATAAATATTATTAGTTGTTATTAAAGCATTTGTAGAACCTTGTGGGTTTATTTCTTCTTCATAATAACCATATCCGTCAAGTGCTAGATATGTGCTAGTTACAGGATTGCCATAAGTAAACGTAACGCCTGTATCATCTACCAAGGTTGCAATAGTTGTAACCCAAACAGCAATAGATGTATAATCATTATTGAAAGTCATTGTCAAATAATCCCTAACTAATTCTGCAAACTCAAATACAATTTTAGTTTCGCCTGAAATTATTTCTTTTTGTAAAGTATATTTCAAATCAGAATCGCTGTAACTTCCAGAAGTTCCTGTATAAATATATATTTCTAAATTTGCTGTTTTTAAAGTTGCCATATTAATTAAATTTGAAACCCTTGTCCTTGTCCACCACTTCCGCAATCCCATTCATAAACAGCTTCAATAACTCCATTGTTACCTATTCCCCAAATATAAAAAGTGCCTGAATTTGATCTTGCTATGTTGTTAGTTATAAATTCACTTACTACATAATATAAACTAAAACCTTTCATTGGTTGATTATTTCGGCAAACTGTATGTCCGTATGCAGTATCTATTTCTTCGCTAGTACAAAACACTTCCGTTCTTGCTCTGACACCTATTTCTTCGCATATTACAGTAGGATCAGAATAGGGTGTGGTATCAATATAATAAGTACCACCACCATCAAAATTGCATACATTAAGTTCCGGTGGTTGTGATACTAATTTAGAACAAACTATATTAGCACCAGAATTAGAAAAACCACTCGGCGCAGTAATTGTAAAATCTATTGTTCGGTCTGTTTTTGTGCTTACAATACCAAAATCTGGAGGACTAAAACTTACGATTGTTCCTGTATTTATTTTACCTTTTTTTATTGAGCCATCAGTATAAACACCTTGTTCTGTCAATATAAGATCTCCACAACCAAAAGCAGATAAACCTGTTCCGGCTTGTGTCATTACCAATTCACATTCTATCGTGGCGCCAGAATTAGTATAATTTAATGGTGCTGTAATATCAAAAAATATGCTTTTAGTAATTGATCCACTAGCACTATTAGTACCCGCATTAGTAATCGTTGATCCACCAGATGTTAATTTTCTAGCTGTAATTGTACCTACTAAATCAGGATCAGTTATAACACCGGTTTGTGATATAAATCCACCTTTTAACCCTGCGTCACCACAAGCGAATGCTGTACTTGCATTTATGGTTACGCTAATAGTTTGTACAGGTCGGCAAGTATTTATATCATTATCAAAAGCAGAAACATAAAGTTTTTCTTCACCACCTACTCCTAAAGAAGTTATTGTAAGTGTAGATGAAGTTACAGATGCCTGCATAAAACTTGTGTGATTATTATTGATAGTAAATCCTGCTATTGCAGAACTGCCTTGATTAAAAAACGATGCTAGATTCACAGTTACAGTATTGCCACCAGAGTTTAATGTTTGTGTAGGTACACTTCCATTCACAGTTGGTCCACCTGAACAACTAGGTGTAGTACCACTTGTTACCCTTTTCGGTTGTGTAAATGTTAAATCACAATTAAAAAAAGCATCAGCAGAATTACTAAATCCAGATGGTATAACAATTTTAAAAGTTAATGTTCTTAATGTGTCGCTTGTAACGGTAGCATATTTGCCATCAGCAAACCCTGAATCAGTGCTTGTAAAAGAATCTAAAACACCTTGATCAAATTGTGGTAAAGTAATTATGCCTTCTTGACTTATACTTAATCCTGTGCCTTTTGCAATATCACAAGTAAATGCAGGTGATGGTTTTGTCGGTGTGCTAAACGATGCGAAAAATGGCGAACGTGCATTTATTTTAGTCATTAGTTCTGAAATTTTGTTTTATAAGAAACGACATAAAATTGCTTACGTCTAGTCCAAATGCATCTGTAATTTCTTGTGGTATATTTTTAAAATATTTCTCAAATGGTTTTGTAAAAAACAAACTCGGCTTAATACCATATTTATATATTCCTTCACGAACTGCAAATGCTGTGCTTTTGTAACTTAAAAATCTACCTTTTTTATCTTGAAACTGAAATCGTTTTTTTGTAACCCAATCTATCAATGCAGGTGGTTTTTTATTTGTGTATTTATATGGCGTATTATATTTTGTAATTGTACCGGATACACCCTTGTCTACAAATGTTCCGTAGAAAGGCATCTCTATATTAAATTCTAAGCTGTTTTTAGACACTCTAACGGACGTTCCTTTAATTTTATCATATAACCCCCCACTATTTTTTTTCTTTGCTCTAGCGAGGTTGTTTTTAGATTCTTCAATTACAAGGTCACGATACTTTTCTAGTGCTAGTTTTAGATTATCATATTTCATTGTCTACATCATTTTGCACTAATATCGAAAAAGTAGTTGCCCACCCTGCTATTTCATTTTCAAATCTATCTACAAAAGGCTCACAACTTGCGTTGCCATCTAATTGGTATTTGTTTAGGTATAAAGTTCCAGACCTTAATTTTTCAACCATTCTATTAGACACAAACAGTTGCGTATTTAAAACATCTTGTTCATTGCTGTTGTCTAGAAAAATATCTGTTGTAGCATCTTTTGAAAAATCCACAACATCCATCGTAAAAACAGTAATGTTAAAATTTAAAAGCCTTTCAACTTGTGTTACAGTATTTACCATCACGTGTGCTAGTGGAAATATTGTTTGCTTACTTAAATCTATTTTGGTAATATCCCCATAGGTAACTGTGTTAACGTGTGCATTGCTAATCAGTTCATCCTTGATAGTTTGTGTAACTCTATAAAAAGCTGTTGCGCCTACGTTCATCGTTTAAAACTTTTTTTAATCTGTTGATTTTCCAAATCTGTTTTTTCTTTTTCAAAACACAAATGCAAAAAGCAGGTGTTTATATTCATTTTACTTATAGCTTCATATCTTGTAACATCCCCTTTAGCGAGAGAATAGATTGATTGATGCCATCCCCATTTTCTAGAAAAATTTGAGATTCCGTCAACTCTGGTTTCGCTTTCGCTTTCTCCAAAAATTTCGTCATACCTATCGACAAGTCCATCCCTAAATGATAAAAAAAAATCAGTGAACTAAAGGCAACATCTAAAGGCATCAGTTTCATTGCTTCGTGATAGGCATCGCCCTTGTAATCTTCAATAAGGTATAATCCTTTTTTCTTCAGTTTAATAGGTCTATATAACACAGCCATTGCTTTGTGCATATTATCCCAATTAGAAATGTTTGTGTCTAGGTCTACATATTCTCCGAATGTCATATCGTCTAACTTTGGAATGAATCCAAATGTTGTATCGCCTAGTTTAAATGATCTAATCAATTCAGGCTTTTCAGATAATAGTTTTTCTATTTTTAAAATTATCTTTTTAACATCAGTCAACCTCAACTTCATTCCATCTTGGTAATTTATACCTGTAAATATTTCTAGTGTTTTTAATAAATAAAAGACATCAGAATTTTTATTCTGTTCTTTCATTTTCTCAAATTGCTCTATGATATTTAAGTATGCAGAATATTGAGTAATTGTAATCTCGCTTAATTGATCTGGTATCTGTACTTTAAGTTCCATAATAATATAACGTATGTATTTAATATTTGTGCAAAAAAAAAGGGTACCTGTAAAGATACCCAATTTTCCTAAAAACAATAACAAGAAAAATATTATAACAAATGCATAGGTTTTAAAAGTTTATGATCAAGTCTTAATGAATCTCCTTTGCCATAATTTACGACTTTACATTTAGAATTAAATTCTTCTTTGCTAATCCATCCAATCAAATAAACATCATCGTGGTTGATCCAAGATAAAACATAATACTTTGCAGTATCACGCATAAATTCTTTTTTTAATAATAAATTAGGGCAACTATTTATCATACTAGATTTAACATCTACACCATTTTTAAAATCAGTACCATCATCCCCATAAGTATATGCTTCAGTATCAATAGGCAATCCAGAATATTTACTGTAAGCTAATTCTCCGATTGCACCAATATAATGTTTTTTAGGTACTGAAATTTTTTTTTCTATTTGTCTTGGCTCTGCAATTTTATAATAATTATTTGTAGAGGTTCTTAATTCTGCTATCTGCACACAGTAATAAAAATCATCATACGTAAATGGTATTTGCACCATTATTTTCCCTGTATAGCAACTTGTCGCATTCTAGCTTGTTGAAGTGTAGCGAATCTATCGCCTACAATCCTACCACATAATGGTATAAGTTCTGTAAAGTAGTCGTCATTGAAAGTGATAGTCTTTGTGCCTTTGCGATTTTGCATTTTTTCTATTGTTTTTATAAATATAATAAATTTTTTAATCTAATAAAAGGCGTGTATGCTGATAGTGTACTTTCGAACTTTGTCAACAATTATAAGTCACGCCAATATTATAATTGGATGTTGTCTAGTTCATCAATGATCTTGTCAATCTGATGAAACGTGCCTGTGATTCCAATTGTAGGTGTGCTTTTTAAAAGTCTTAGCATACCTTTGACTTTGCCTACTGTATAAGCATTATCACTTCTTTTTTCTATTGTATCTAGTTGTTCTTGTAAATCCATAATTTTGTTTTTAATTATAGATCAAATATAATAAAAAATATTTATAAACAAAAAAATAATAACTTTTTTTATCTGATAGCGTATTTACCATAGTTTGGTCTGGATAATTTGCTGTAAGTTCCATAGCGTATTGCGTCAATACTATGATTGTTTGTGTCAATAGGAACATTTAATACGTTACCATTTTTATCTTCTTTCCATTTATAGTTTCTAAATTCTTTAATTGTGTTTAGGCTATCTTTTGTAACAAACAGTTTGTATCGTTTTAAAGTATCTATCCCTATGTTTATAGAATCCCTGCCTTTTGTTGCAGGTTTCATATTCCAACCAAATCTGTATATTTCTTCTATTGATTTTGGTTCTGCGCTGTCGGCATAAATTTCATCACGTCTATTTAATCCTATTCTTTCTAGTTCTTTTGCGATATCTTGGTTGGTCATTCCTGTTCTGTAAAGATATTCTTTGATGTATAAATTGGTGTCGTGTTTCCAAACACCTATCAACGTAGTTGGATCGTTTGTATATCCAAAGTCCATACCATAAGACAAAAACTTAGCTTCTTGTGGAACGCTATCACATACGTGTGAGTTAAATATAAGGCTTCTACCGGTTCCAATTTCACCCAACCCATATATACGCCAATAATTTTCATCCGTGTCTTTTAAACGCCTTATTTCATCTTTTATAGATTCTTCTAAAAATGGATTATCATTAAAAGTTGTAATATAAAAATCAGCATCTTCCCTTACTTTTACTTTATCGTATATCCAATGGAATTCATCTGAAGGATTATAGTCTATTATTATTTTTTCTTTAGTTCTAAATATTAATTGTTGCCAATCTTCAAACGTAAGATCATTCGCTTCGTTAATAAACAGTAAATCCCTTTTACGACCACGCACTTTTCTTGGTTCATCTAATGATATAAACTCAACCAAACAATTATAAAGCATATATTCTGAACTGCTTTTGTTGTGTTTTTCTTCGCTATACATTCCTTGACTTTTTATAATATCAAAGAAATCACGCATTACAGTTGCACGTAATGCAGGAAATGTTTTTCGGCAAATAGTAATTACTTTATTATGATTGCTAGGTGCATAAAAAAATATTAACCAAATCAGTATGTTATAAGTTTTACCTGATCTAGTTCCACCTTGTTCGATGGTGATTTTTTTATCTGAATATAAAAGATGATCACAGACTACATTAGTCGCTATCGTTGTTTCTAATGATCTCAATTTTTATGTCATTTGGTAATCCTTCTGCACCTGTTATTTCCTGACGTTCTACATAACCCCTGCGTTTACCTTTTGTTTTTAAATAGAATATTGTAGCTGCGGTGTTACCATCTCTTATTTGTTTATGTAATTGACTTTCAGCAAAGTCTAGTGCAATATTAGAAATGTCATCTACTTGTTTTGCAAATAATGTGTCTTTCATATATTCATAAAACATAGTTCTACCCACACCTACTTGTTTGCAAGCAGTTGTCACAACGCCTAGAGTTTTTTCTAACGCTTCGAGTAATGCCTTTTTTTTGTGTTCGCTTTTGTTCATTTTATACTCCTTTTCTTGGTGATCTCATTTTTAAGAAATTTTTGTTGTTTTGTAATTTTACTACTTTTTTTCCCCATTTTTTCAAAAGAACTGAATAAGCCTGCATTTCTACATCTTTTGTTCTATAAGAAACACAACCACCTTCATTTGTTAAATGAATTACATCAATTCCATATTTCATACATCTTAAAGCACCTGAATATTTTGCAATATTTTGCATTGAGTAATCATAATCTTCTTTTACTTTTAATCTTTCATCAAATCTTAAATCATTTTTTATTATACCAATAATATTTGCACCTATAACTCCTTGTGTGCTGAAAGGGGTATATTCTCTATAAAATTTGTAATCTGCTGCTAAAGCAAATCCCCAAACTTTTAAACCCCATCCATCACATAAATGAAACTGGTTATCTAATATTTTATGTATTTTGTCTTGATCTATAAATGTTTGTTTTTTTCCTTTTTCAAACATATGGAAACTCAATGCATCATCATCAACTTGCACGTGCCAATCGTCATTAATATTGTTTAAAATCCAATTTCTTGTTGAAGTTATTCCCTTTACTTGATCTGGTACTGCTATAACATTTTTGTGATAATCTTTATAATTTTTTTCTTCACTTTCTGGACAAATAATAGTACTTTCTTTAAATAATTTGTGACTTGTTACTTTTCCTGCTCTACCCTTTGAAGGAATATATACTTTATAATCCATTATTTTTTGTTTATAGCTTCAATTAAAAGTTTTCCAGATTTTACTCTGCCAATTCCTTTTTGCATATATGTGTCTGTATATCCTGCTTTTGCAACCGTTACAATATTAAATATTTCTTTCACTACTTGCCAATCTAATTGATTATCAAAAGTAAAAACCAAATAATTATGTTCTTCTAAAATTTCTTCTGTAATTTCAATTTCTGGTTCTTCACCATTTTCAATTTGTAATTTCTCATTTAATATAGGTAAATCAATTCCCCAATCAATTAACTTTTTATTATCCCATTCATTTGCAAGTATATCCCAATCCCATTCCCCAAAATTACTATTGTCTTTTATTACAAATTGTTTTTTCTGTTCATCACTCCAACCCTCTGCTATTATAACGTATAATTCTTTTAATCCTAATTCTTGGCTTGCTTTAAATCGCATATTGCCACCAAGTATCATCATATTTTCATCTACAACAATAGGTCTTTTCTCTAGCATTTCTGGAAATTCTTTAATGCTTTGTACTAGTTTTTTAAACTTATTATCCTTAATCAACCTAGGATTGTCAGGATTTGTTTTTATTTCAGTGATTTTGACTTTCATATTCTTTTACTTTTGTTTCTAGTTTTTTTATAGTTGAATTCATTTTATCCATTTTTTTTGCCAATGAAAAATACAAAGTTTCTTTAGATGATTTTATATTATTTATTTTCCTTAAAAATTTATATAATATTTCGTAATCATTTAAAAGTTTTTGATCATAAAGCATCCAATCGCTAATTGTTTTTAATCCGTGTAATACCGTAGCGTGATCTTTGTTAATACTTTGACCTATTGAAGATAACGTTCTGGTTTCTCCAAAGTCTTGACATAGTTTGAAATAAATATATCGTGCTTCTACATAATTTTTAATTCTAGTTTTTTTTGTAATGTCTAGTTTAAAATGTTCGTTGACATATTTTTGTATCTCCGTAAATTTCATTTAGTTCTTAATTTTAATAAATTATAGCATTCAGAATATTTTTCTTTTGCTTTTGATTTGTATTCTTGTTTAAATAATTCGTACAATTTTCTTCTGTATTGATAATCTGTTTGACAATCTTTGTAGTAATTTTTTGCAAACTTAACACCTTTTCCTATAAAATAATTAACATTATCTGCAGTATCTCCGGCAATCATTTGTTCATAAAAGTTGTATCTCGCTTCTTCTGGTGTTATATCCAACACTACTTTATGCTTATGATGATAATTATAATAAAGGCAAGGAAACTGTTTATAGTCTTTGTCAAGACTTACAATCATCACTTCATCCCTACCCATCACTTCTGATATTTCGAACCAATATCTTGCAACCGCATCGTCTGTTTCAACTCCGTGTGCATTTATTGAATCATATTGTTTTGATACATAGTTATGCAAATCAAATAACAAAGGTGGTCGTTCTGCATTCGTTCTATTCGCTTTATATTTAGGGGTTATTATTTTTCTAAAGTTTCCCCTAGCACCATTAAAAACAATAACACGATCTACTTCATACATTTCTTCAATGTCATTTATCATTGATGTAAACACTTCATCAAATTTTGCAACTGCATCTTGTAACTCTGTAAAGTATGGATAATCTTCAGGGTGCAATTTTTTACGATAACACGCACTAAAAATTAAAGAATCTGCATCAACTAATAATATCATTTATTATTTTTTTTGTTTTGATCCACCAATCATTTTGTGTTTCGGCAATGGTTATTTTCCAAGTGCCATCTATCAAGGTTCGTCTAACTACTATGTCTGTATCTAGTCTTTTACTTTTTTCCATTATAAATTAAAGTTAAAATTTGGTAAGTCGCTTGTATCTACATCTGGTATTATTCCTGCATAATAGTCTTGATAACTTTTAAATCCAGTTTGTGATAAAATTTTTATAGAACTTTTTCTTTCTGATTTTGTAAAATTATTTTGTAACCATTCTTCTAATTGATAAAAATCTTGTAAATATTCTCCAAAAAATTCATCTTTACAAATCACATAAGTGGTTGACCTTAGTACTTGTAAATTAAAAAATTTATCTTTTGAAATTAAATCTAAAAATTCAATATGAATTGTGAGCTTAATTGCTTGATCAAAGTCGTTCTTATAATCTTGAATATAATTCTGTAATAATTTATTAAAATGATTTAATCTTTTTTTATCTCTATATTTTCCTGCAACTTTTTTTGTGTTTATTGGATTTTGTTTTTTATAAAACTGTCGTTCTTCAGCACCGATTTTTTTTCCTGTTAATGGATTTATTTTGCTATATCTATTCTTTCTTTGTTCTTTTTCTTTTTCTGCATTATCAATTTTCCATTGAACAGTTCTTTTTTTGGTTAATTCCTTGTTTCTTTCATACCAAAGTTTTGATGCTTTGGCTTGATCTTCTTTATTTTTATACGCCATTTTTTCTATTTTTAATTAATTTATCTTGTAAATCTCTAAAGTTATCATCATATAATTCTGATGGTCTTACCTTAATTGAATCCTCTAAATTTAATTGTAAATGTGCGCCATTAAAACATACAGGATTTTCTGCGCTTATATCCATACAATGTGATACTGTTTTGCCACCATCTAAATAATCTATTTCAACAGGCACGAACATATCTTTTGCTAGTAACCCAATCATAAATTCTTTGTCATACATATCCATCTTATGGTACATATTAATCATTTTATCCTTTGTCATAGCTAGTCATTGTTTCTTGTTCGCCTTCACATTGTTCGCACATAACATCTTCGGTAGGTTCGTTGCAATAGTGGCAACAATACATATCGTGTAAATGTTCTCTAGTTTCTCGCCAATTAACTTGACGTAAAAAATCAATCGCATAATCAAAACAAAGTCCTTCGCCTTGTTCTGATAATATTTCACGACAATATTCTTCTAATTCATCTTCACTCCACGTAGCCATTTCTGGACTACCATCAAGCATTTCTAAATTAACTCGCCAAGTTTGACGATTTGACCATCCGTTGTGTTTCATAACTGCCCTTGGTAATATAAATGTTCATCTAAAATATGCTCTGCTATTTCTGTATAATTAATACGACTATAGTCCATAGTATTAATCGTATCGTTATCTTTTTCATACAAATAATGCTCTACTTGTAAAAGTAATCTTGTCTGAATTACTTGTAAAGCTTCTTTTTGATTTTCTGGTAGATCTTCGCTAAATTGATAATATGCATCTATAAATAAATGTAAATGAATGTACCAAGTTTCCCAATTAGTCCAACCATTATATTGGTGAATTACTGTTTTAAATTTTCTCATAGTTTTAAAGTTTTAAGTTTCTTTTCTAGTGTTTCTATTTTTTTATCTGCAACCCTTGCACGTTCAACTGCTCTAGTTTTATCTGCACGATATTCACTTACAATTTTACGCATATGCCTGACTTCTTCTTCCATATTAAAAGAATAATAATACATTCTAATTGTTGCATTGATTAGTTTGTCAATAGTTTCAGTAGGCTTGGCTTTTTTCCATTTTAATAAAACCTCTGAAAGCATTTGAAAGTCGTTGGAAAATTCAATAGCTTTTAATAAATCAATTTTTCTATCTGTTACGTTTTTTTCCATAAAACAAATATATAAAAAACATTTTAATTATTAACAAAAAATTAATAACTAATATTGAAATTGGTAATTGTAGCATCACTTTCCTCTAGCATATACACATCTTTGTCTGTGCGTTTTTTAGTCCATAACGTAGTATCTGGACAATTTATGGTCGTTATTTCTGGCATATCTATTTCATTTAACCAGAACAAATAATTTGCTTTAGGATCATTCACAAAATATAACTTAACCATATCAGCAGGCATATTCATCAACTGATCAAATTTATATTTTTCTAGCATTTTAGTTTCGTAATACTTTTGCCTGAACTTCATTTCAATAACACAGGGTATCCCCTTTGATGTTTCACCTACTGCATCGTAATGTTCAAACTTTCCACCACACCAAGTCAAATCCCATTTATCAAGATTTAAAACATTTACAATCGCCTGTTCCCAAAGATGTACTTCTTTTATATTCATTTGTATATCTTATATCGTTCATTTAGTTGTTGAGCCCATTCTTTAATAATTTTGCCGCCATTGCAACTACAAGGCTTGTAAAAGGAATGCTTAAAATAAGTAGCGTGTAATTTACATAAAACATCAAAATCGGCACTATCAAGTCTAACTCCATCGTATCTTTTTTTAAATTGTTTCCACCATTTTATATCTTCTAGTTCCATAGGTCTATTTTTATATGGTTTAATTTTTCTTTTCTTTTATCACATCCGCAAGATTTGTAACCTAACAGATCAATAACAATTTTTTCAACAAGCCATTTAATGCCTGTGTATTTAAATATCTTTTCTAGTACGTTTCCTAATTTCATATTTCTTTTTAATTTGTTTTTTAATAATGTTTATGGTATTGCGTAAACTCCAATACGTAATGTTTGTATCCTTTGATAATTTTGAAACTTGTACATCATCATAAAATACTTCTTTGAAAATTCTTCTTAAATAATATTTTTCTAGTTCTTCTTTTGTATAATTCACATCTTGCAAATCTTCATTTTCTAGTAAATCTAAATACAGTTGATCATTGTACCATTCTTCAATAGATATTTTTTTATCCAAATTTATATTGTAATCTTCTAAATTTTCATTACTGACTTCTGTTTCCATATCACCTAAAATTGATTCATTTATTTCAACCATTTTTACGTTTTTTAATTTACGATGGTAATCTGTGTACAAACTTCTTAGGGTTAAATAAATAAAATAGACGTTAACATCATCCCCATATTTTATATTGTTGTTGTTTTTTTTTAGATATGTATCAATCTTAATATACATTTCTTGTGTTATATCTTCGCACAAATCTTTTGGACATCCCATTTTTAATAAATAACGTATCCATAATTTATGTTTTTTATATAATAATTCTAAAAATCCCACCAAGTAATATGTATGCCAAAGAATACAAACATTATAGTTAACTGATGATAAAAATCATCATCATCAACGTTTGGTTGATCTGGTTCTAGATTTGGATTGTAATATAAAACACCTAATGCACAACCATAAATCGGTATTAATTGCACGTCTAATCCCATAGTTTTTTAATAGGAAAGTTACGCAATTTTTTTTTACCTTATATAATAACGCTAGAATGGTAGGTTTTGTGGGGTTTTAACTGTATCTAGTAAATCAATACCATTTAAAGAATATCCAACATTGTTAGGTAATGCTTTTATTGGTATAGGATTATTAATTGCAGTCGGTCTGCCACCGGTTTCTATTTCTTTGACTTTTCTTATGTGTATAAAACTATACATATAATCTGATGGATGCTGTACGTAGCGATGCACTACCATAAAATCATCTGCACGATTAACAAATTTACCGCCACCCTCAACATCACTTGCCATAGGTGGAATAGGATGTCCTGCATATTCATCAAAGCTACTGTGCTTTTTTCTTAATGCATCTGTATTAGCGTGTGTATTTAACCAGATAGTTACGTTATGCTTTTTACAAAATATTCTAAATTCAGTACAAGCTGTATAATCATATTCGTGACCACCTACGCTTTTTAATAAGTCTGCATCTTTTTTTAATGAATTATATGGATCAATAAATAGTCCGTGATAATTCCACGCTTGTTTTATAGCATCTGCATAATCTAATAAATCTTTGTAAGTATACATTTGTCCATTATCTATAAATTTAAAATGATCATTTATAAAATCACTAGACTTTTTAAATCCTTTGTCTGTTACTTTGTTGATTGGTTTTTTTTCTAAAAATTCAATCATTTTGCGTATTAAACTATAAGGTTCATTTTCACTAGAATAGACTAGCCATTTTTTTTGATGCAACACACTATACAATAGCATCAAATATAAAGCAATAGATGTTTTTCCTACGTTTGCGTGCCCTAATATAATATTGAAATTTGAACTTTTAAATCTGAAATGTTCGTCAAAATCTTTTATTCCTAGACCTGTAGCAGTTTTGATTTCACCTGATCTTACCTTTTGTAAATACGCAATCTGCTCACTAAATTCTATTAACATTTAACAAATATAAAAAAAAAGGGGGGATAAAAACGTAGTGAACTTTCAACTACTTAAAGACAAATCACTTTCCTAACAGTTTGACACAACAGCAAACTTGCCTTTTTTATTTACCCCCCTTTAAATTAAAAAGGTAGATCACTCTCAACCCTATCCGGCATATGTTCGCTAGATTTCACCTCGGGCTTTTTTTCAAATTCTACTAGCACTTCAAAAAACTTTCCTGTCTTTCTGCTAGTTTTTACTTGTGTGTTAACCCATTTGTCTTTGCTTTTAACAGGGTTACCATTTGCATCTTTATCACGAAGTGATTCGTAAAAGGTAATTATTTCTTCTAATTTACCTGACCTTTCCATTTTAATCCAATCAAACTGACCGGCTCTAACATAAAAAGGTAAAAACTTGTGTTCTGCTTTATTGTCCATTAATAATTAAATTTTTCATCCATTTAAAATCTTTTATTGTTTGTTCTTCTACTTTGTCGTTGTAGTCTTTTCCAAACGCATCCATATTTGCTTTATAACACACCTGTGCAAGAATGCTATCATTTGTGTTTATTTTACCACTAGGCATTTGATTAAATGCTTTTGTAAAATTATCCTCACGAATTATTTTGCCATTACCATTTGGCTTTAGTTCGTAATTAATTTCTGTGCCAACTTTTAACGGAAAGTTTTCATCAGTAGGTTCGCTTTTTGAGAAAAATAAAACACTATCCCCTTGCGAATGATTAAACGTGACATTGTACTTTTGCAATTCCTGAAAAGTTCCTGTCTTTTGTACTGCTTTAATAGTTCCTTTCATAATATATATTTAAAATTTGCAACTAATTTATAAAAAAATTGTCAATAAAAAAAAAGGCGGATGGTGAATCCGCCCTGTCAATAGAAAAAAAGAAACTAATCAAACAGTGAGAAAGGTTGATCAGTATAACAAATGTAGCGATTATATATCAAATACTATATTCTTTTAAAAGGTTTTTATAATGGACTATTTTTTCTAATAAATCATTGTTGCTAAATTTTTCTACTTGCCTGCATTTTATAGATAAATTTTCTGCAGTATCTAATCCATATTCTTCATTAAGTTTATTACCGAATATAAACTGCTCACCATATCTAGCAACATTACAAGCATAACATTGTACTTGACAATTTGTTTCATCCCATCTAGTAGAATAATGTTTGCGTGACATAAAATGTCCGCATTGTAGTTTTTTCCAATGATCTTTTTATTACAAGTATAACATTCTGATATATCATTATTGCTTTTACGCAATCTTATATATTGGCTAAATAAAGTATCTAATTGCTTAACAATAGATTTTCTAGTTCTTTTCAATTTTTTTCCTGTTATATATATATATATTATTATATTTTTATTATATTATATATTTATATTGTTATATATATAATAGCAAATATTATTTTCTTTTAATTTTTTTAATCAATACAGCACAACCAATTAAACATACCGCTACGCAATGTGGACAAATCATTTGTGTTTATTATCACCGAATACTTTTTCAACACCTCTGCTACCAAAATAACCGCCTATAACGATCGTAAGCAGCCCTGTAATTTCATCTAAGGGATAACCCATATACCAACCAAGAACGTAGCTTACAGTTAAGAATATTAATGTTAGTGGTCTTACATTACTTGCTAACCAACCACTTTTAGAATCTGCAACCCAACGTTTGGTAACACCATCCATTTCTGTGCGTTCTAGTTTTAATTTTTCTAGTGCTATTTCTTTATCTTCTGTGGTCATATCTGAACCACCAATAATTGCTTCTATGACATTTCCAACCGGTGTATCTTGTGCAATAGCACCAACGACTTTTGGTATCTTTTTTAATAAGAAAGAACCTACTGCAGTATCTTTAAATTTTTTTTTATTTGACATCTATTAAAGTATTGCCAACTGTGCTAGTAAGTCCAGATAACATCTGGTGATTTTGTTTCGTCACTATCTGTATGTACGAAGGTTTTTGCAATGCCAAGTCGATTAAATCCTGCGTCTTGTAATGCTGTAATAATAATCCATCTTTGTCTTGAATCTGTGTATGCGATATCTGCCGCTTTTCCAATAAGATGGCTCGAATCCGATTTTCCTCCAACCTTTTGATTGTGTTTTTTTGTTCTGTATCCTGAATTGATTTTAAATGGTATATCGGCGATTTGACGTGCAACATCGAGCATCCCCAAAAATTCATCATCCATAAGATCACCGCTGCCAATATCATCAGGGCTGTCAAATTCTTCATAAGAAAAATGTTTTAATTCGTACCTTGACATTTGCAGTTTTCGTTTTTACATCCATAATTTTTGCTATCGTACGACAATGTATTATTTAATAATAATCTATCAATCGTATCGTCTTGTACTTTGATCAACATATTTTCTAACATATCTTTTGATGCAACTAACATATCAATTTTCATTTCCAAGTTACTGATTTTTTTCTTAGCAGCTTCAAGATCGTCTGGGTTTCTTCCTGTGATTGAACTTATTACCATTGCAATGCTCGCAGCAATCATACCGATCAGTGTGTTTACTATTTGTGAATTTTCGTCTGGTATTTCGTATCTAGTTAAATAAAATAAAATAACCACGACAAGAAAAAACACCACCAATGCACCAATATAGTGCCTTATATCTTTTGCTACTCCATTGCTTGGTAGTTTCATTTTTTTAGTGCTTTATAAATTTGAATAACTGTGAAAATTAAAGTGGCAGACATTACAAGCATTTGTAAAAATCCATTTACCTCTGATACACTAAAAGCCAATGCTAAAATATTAGCAGAATACAATCCAAATATTTTCATTCCGTCATCCATATCATTTGATTGCCATATATAAATAAGTATTGCTACTTTCGTTAAATACATTACCATCAAAATCAAAGCCTGTTGAAGTAAGGTTAAATCTAACATCAGTATTTTCAGTATTACTTGAATCAGCTTCTAATCTTTTATCAGGTCTTCTAGTATCAAAAATAAACCAACTTTCAGTAGCTGTTGTTCTTTTAATTATAACAAAACTTGGTTTAAATCCTACATCCTGTGCATTCCCAGCAAGACCTGTTCCTGCATAACTCCCTATCTTTTGATAACCTGATACGCTGTGGAAACAATAAGCCACATAGTTTTGTGCAAGATTTGAATAATAAGGGTTAAAGGTTGTTGAAGTTGGATCAGCAACTGAAGTAACGCTAAATGAACCAGTTCCATTTAAGCTACCACTTTTAAAAGTGCCACCTATATTAGCTTCGACTTGCCAATTATCAGTCGCAGTCCTTGATTTTACAATTACTATATCGGGTGTTTGTGAAAGTCCGTGTCCTACTGTATCGCTTGTAACATTTCCGTTTCCTGTTCCTGTATAAGTAACAATACTAAATCCAGCAGCAGTATTTGCACTTACAGAACTTGTAATGTTTGCACCATTTGTATTTGAAACAGGTGTACCTCCACCTTTCCACACCCATCCAACATAATTATCGTTGTTTTTATTATAACTATATTCTAAAGAACCTAAAAAGAAACCATTTTTTTCTAATGAAGTTACACCTGAAGTTTCGGTATAATCTGCACTGTTATCATTACTATTTAACTCAAGTGAAACACCTCGAACAGAATCAATTAAAACGTGAGAATAATTTGTTGTTCTGTCTTTTATCCAAACTAATCCACCACTTGTTTCTAAGTCCATTCCTACATTAGAAATATATTGATTTGCAGCAGTACCCTTATACAATACAGCCTTAAAATTACTTGTATCTGTTTCGGGTTTTTCGTTGTAAAGACTTGTTACATTTGCAGCAGTTAAAACAGAATCAAAAACTTTAAATTGATCAATACTGCCTGAAAATAGTGCACTACTTAAACCGCCATTATTTCTTTGACCTATTCTAAAAACACCACCATCATAAGTTGGTGAAGATGTTTTCCAAGTTAATGCACCGCTTGGATAACTTCCACTACCTGCTGCTCCAGAACTAGCATTTATATAATTTGCTTGTTTTTTGTTGCCATTAATATAATATTCTATTTCATTAGTTGATGTATTAAATGTTATTGCTACGTGATTCCAAATACCTTGTGTAATTACATTATTATCAGTTTGTGAATATTCAGAACTACTACAAGATGCTGCTGTATATCTGCTTAAACCAATCCTGTTATTTATATGATCAAACCAATGACCAAAACCATAACATACGCCAACAGTAGAAACTAAACCTCTTGCTAGTATATAGCCAAATTGATTATTAGGTTTCATCCAATAAGATATGCTAAAGTCGTCAGTAGCACCGCTAGGAATTAAAGTTGAACTTGTATCTATGTAAGAATTACTACCATTAAATATTGCAGCTTGATTGTAGCGACCAAACCTGTATTCTATATTATTTTCTGTGCCATTGTGTGTATCTTTTTCATCTAGTGCTGAATTATCCAATTTAAAATATGCACGATTTGTAATAGGAAAATTTATATCGTCAGTTGTAGATGTATGAACACACGCTGTTTCTGCAGCTAAAGTGCTAATTTTAGTTCCATCGAGTATAGATGAAAAAACCCTTACTTGGTCTATAGTTCCACTAAATTCATCATAAGTAGTATCGGCAGTATAATTTTGTAAAATATAAGCACCTAGCGAAGCTGTAAGCGTTTGACTTCCACTATAACTTAATGAAGCTGAATGTGTAGAATCTAACGAACCATTTATGTATATTTTTGTTTGTGAACCTGTATAAGAAACAGCAATGTGAGTAAAAGTATTTAACGATATTGAAGCTGTTGAATAAACAGATGTTGATGAAGGGTAGTGTTGAACATATATTTTATCAGAACTACCATCATTCCTTACGCTTATTATAATTCCGTGAAATTGTTGACCATTAATATAACTTGTATTTGCAAAAATTGTTTTGACATTTGTATCTGATAGGTTTGGATTTATAAAAGCCGAAATAGTTACATCTGTGTATTTAAAAACATTTGTGCCTAATTGTATTACACTACTACTTCCATTAAATCTTGCGGCTGCATTTATTTGACCACCTACCCCAAAGTCTACATCAGTAGGTGTGCCATCGTACAAACCACCTGTATCGGAAGCATCGTAATCAAGACTGTATAAAGCAACACCTGCACCATCGTTTAAAAGGTTTGTGTTGGATGTTGTGCTAGATGTTTCAGCATACAACTCAGCAACTTCAGTAGAGGTTACTGCTCTATTAAAAAATCTTGCTTGGTCAATTTCGCCTACTAGACTTGCAATCGATAAATTTTGATAACCTAAACGATTGTATTTATAATTTGTATCTGTATAACTTAAAAAAGTACCATCCCAAGCTGTATTTCCTATTAATACACTATCTATGTATAAAGAAACTCCATTGGTTGAATTACCTGTCCAAACTATATGATACCAAGTGCCTGTAGATAATGCAGATGATGTTACAGAAGATGAAGAATTAGAAGAATTACTTACAATAGCTGTAATCGTATTGTTTGATGCGTGTACAGTAATTAAATTGTAAATGTTGTTTAATAGACCTACAATCCTACCGCCATAAGCATTTGTTTGCGTAGCGTGTTTATACCAAATCGAAACTGTAAAAGCACCTGCAGTACGCATAGGATCATCTATCGTGGATGGTAATTCAATAACAGTATTTGTATTGTTAAATGTAGCTGATGAACCAAATTTACCTGATCCGTTAAAACTTACATTATTAGTGGCATTATAATTAGTTGTAACATCGTTAGAATCACCATCTAATTTATAAACAGCATAATTAGTTGAATTTGCAGCATTAGCACCAAAAGCTGTAACAGTTTCAGTATTACATTCTGTCACACCGCCTATAAATAATCTTTTGTTAAATGCCATTTTCAGGTTTTACAGGAAAGAAAGTAGTATCATAACTTAAAAGACTTTCGTATTTCTTTTTAGCATTTACTTCTTTTTTCTTTTTATCATATTCAGCTATTATTTCTGCACGTTTTGTTTTAACATCATCATCAATAGCAATATCCCTTTCTGCTTTTCTAGTTACTTGCCAATCTGTACTTGATAAAAGTCTATTAGCATTACCTTTTAAGATTTCTATAAGTTGTGTTTTTTTAGTATCAACATCGTAAGTGTTTTTAACCTCGCCTGTTTTAACTAATTCGCCATCTTTTTCTTCCATTACTTCATAGGTAGCAGAAAAATCAATGTCAGTTATTTTGCGTGTAAACACTTTTTTCTTACTATCCCATTCTATACCACCAATGTTTTGAGTTAGTGCATTATAAGAAGGCTGTACTACATCATAAAATCCTTCGGCTTTTAAAACTGTTTCAGATGCATTTCTAAAATTTAAAATATAACCACTTTTGCCATTCCAAGAATTTGGTAATTGTGGATATGTTACTATATTTCCGTCAAATTGTCTAGCTTTCATAATTATGGTGTTGGATCAGATGTATAAGTTGCAATGGTATAATTAAAAACAGCATTGGCTGAATCGTCTATACATTCAATTTGTAAAAGATTTGTGGTGCTTCCGTCATAATCTACACCACCAATTTTATTAAATGTTTCGCTAGTTCCTGCGTCACTATCTAACGTAAGCGTATAAGCACCTGTGAGATTATGTATTGTTATTATTTGTCCTTTTTTGTAATTGGTAAAATCAAATTCTTTGGCACCGGTACAAGCTGATTGCATCCTAAAAATAGTTCCTGCTGACCAATCTACGGAAGTAGCACCACTTGTGCCTGTAATTGTAACTGATGCAGTATATCTATTTTCTAGTTTGTCGTGTGTAACATTATTGTCAGTTATACTTGCTGTGACAACTGCGTTACTTGCAAGTTGATCTGCGCCAACAGCATCGTCAGCAATCATTGCTTGTTCTACTGCATCATTTGCTATTGTAACTGCGCCTGTATTTGCTAGGGTTACATCACCACTTAAAGTTGCTGCAGTCATTCCTGTGCCATCGCCAATTAATATTTGAGTATCTGTTAACGCTTTTTCTGTAAGCACTCCAGAACTATTAGCATCACGAACTAAAAGGCTATTTGCTGCAACGTTTTGCATTTTAGCAAAGGTTACCCCCGCATCATTTAAAGATATTGTTACAGCACCTGTGGCTTGATCTCTAGCAATCGGTGCAGTAGCTGTTATACTTCCAACATCCCCTGCATCATCTGTATACAATTCTGTAAAGTTATCATTTACTTTATCGAAAGCTGCACGAAGTTGATCGCCTGTGCCATCGTTAGCAGTTGTTCCAATATTTATAGTCTGTTTAGCCATTGTTTAAAATTTAATATTCTGTTGCATCGGAAGTATACGATGTATCATCTGATGTTTCTTTTGTCGTGTCGGCAGTAAAAAAACTCCCATCTGCATCAAATGGATATATTGCACCCCATCCGTTGTTTTCGTTTACGCTACCAAAATAGCTTTCGTGATATATATCTCCAAATGCCATCTTTTATAATAACGTTATTTTTTTTCTTTTGTGCATTTTTTTTTGACGTAAGACATTAATTTTGTTAGATTTTCGCTTTTAATTTTATACGTAGTTATAGAACCCATCCTAAAAAGTTGTTTGATTTATCTGGATACATATCATCATTATTGTTTGTGTAATATTCGCTAAATTTTGAAGAAGCATTAAACGACATATATTGCAAAAACCTTTCAGTATAAAAATCTGCAAAATGTCTGTGTCTTTGTACTAAATAATCTACTTCATCTTTGCTTGGTGTTTCAACATTTTCTGATCTGTGTTTAAATAAACCACCATTTTTTAATTCGTATGCTGCAAAAGGCAAATAATCTACCATTGCGTAGTGAATTAACATAGGTTGTATGTAATCATTTACTAATGCCAAATAATCCCCTGTTAAACTAGCGCCACCTGTACCTAAAATATCTGTGCTAATTTTGTCATATAATTTACTGCCTAAATAATTCTGTATGTGCATTTCCTGCGCAATCTTTATAAAGCCAATAAATTTATCCGTATCAACATTGCCATTTAATATGGTGTTTTTTACTAGGTCGCTACGTTTTATAAATAGTGCTACTGCCATTATCTTTTTCTTTTATATCCTTTAGTAGGTGTGTCTATTGGTCTTTTTGCTACAATTGCAGGTTCTTGTTTTTTTGTAGGCGGTTTAATACCTTCTTTTTGTTTTTCACTTCTGTATATAGGTTTTGCAAGTGGACTATTCGGATCAGGCTTCACATCATTTTTAAATAGATAAGTTTTTCTAATCCAATAGTGATGACAATTAGCGCCGCCTTTGTGTAAAAATATGTTATAAGATGTTTCACCACTTGCTGCAAGTTCACCGTTTGCTGTGCTATTTTTGTCTAAATCTTCTTTGCGATATATTTTTTTAGCTGCAACCATTCTTCTGCAAAAATCTCTAGAATTATTTTTAACTGCTAGTGGTGCGTATTGATATCTAACAATAAATTTTTTACCATCTTTTGTTTCACCATCTAATGAACTTTTTGTTGTAGCTTTATTTGGTACTACTGATGCAAGCGATAACAAAGCATCTAGTGTTTCTTCATTTTCATAATCAACTGCACGTTCATCAAACAACTCCCATCCATCACTAAACAGCTTTTCTTCATCACTACCATTTTCTTCTAAAGAATTTAATAAAGCCATTCTTATTTGTTCTGCAGTTTCTATTGGTATGCAATTAGGAACTTTTTTACCATTTTTAGTTTTCATACCATACTGTTCATATCCCTTCCAACACGGATCATCAGCATCTTTTAAATCTTGTTTGCTGTTTTTTATTGGAACGCAATTAGGAACTTTTTTTCCGTTCTTCATTTTGAAACCAATCATTTCATATCCTTTGTAGCAAGGTGCCTTTAAATCGTGTGATTCGCAAGGCATATACCATTCCTGTCCATCTAGTTCGTGCGTGTGATAACCACCACAACCCACTTCTTTTGATACTAATTCTGCTTCTTCTTTTGTGTCATACGCAATGCGACCATCTATAATTTTTGATGCTAATGCTAGTTTTTGTCCTGTTTCTTCTTCGACTTGTTCTTTAGTAACAGCATTTTCTAGATCAGCAAATTCTAATGGCTGTAATGTTTTAAAATATAACTTTAAACTAATTTCATTAAATGCTAATATTTTATCAAAGGCATCTATTAGTAAATCTTGAAATGGTCTAATAACTGTATTATCCATTAAATTACTAGCAGTTTTTAATTCGTCTGCATTGTTGCCTAGTCCTGTAGAATCTTTAATACCTAAAAGCATCGGTGATACAATCCTATGGCTTACCATAATTTTACGCATAGATTCATCAGATAAAAATTGATATTGATTATGCGCATCTGATAATTGTACAGGCTCTATTGATGCAGCTTGATTTTCGTTATCGTTAAATGCTAATATAAATTTGCCTGCGTTTGATGTACCACTAAATTTTTCTTGTATTCTATGTTCTATCATTTGCCTTTCTTCTTCAGTAGGCGTTCCATTATTAAAATTGATTAGCATACTAGGTGCCAGTCCATTCATAATATTGTTTAAATGATAATTTGCTACTTCTTCTTCTAGTTCACTATATTGTAAGCCACCTTGATAATCAACAGGCGAGTAATAATAGAATCCTGTTCTATATGGCTTGACGTATAATATCTCAAGTCCTTCATTACTGAAACCGAATGCCGGTATGCGTTTTAATTTTTCTTGTGGCTTAATTTTCTCCCAATTATGATGATAGTAATATGCTTCTATTTCACCATCGTCATTACATTTTTCTGCACGCAAAGTTTCAACAGGGAAATGTTCTATCTGCACAATCTTTGATCTATCTTTTGAATAGATAACTTGCATTGAACATTGTCCTAGTAATTTTAAATCGTGTGCTAGTTTTCTTACGCAATCATTATTGAACAATCCCTTCATTTGAGCATATTGCTCTGGTTGTTTATTTGAATCCGTAGCGTCTAATCCTTGACCAAATATTAATTGCGATATACCATTTACAGCAGCATTGTTTGTAGGACTACCATTATGTCTGTCAATTAAATATTGGAAATAATTATTATCCTCACCATACGCAACGTAATCTTTGTTTTTTAATTCAATGATTTCTGGTGTGCTGTAATTGCTTAATTGTACTATTTTTACGTTCATACTGTTATATAATCATCATCATACGTATTCTGTGTTGTGTACTCTCCACTATTAACTGTATAATAATTGTTGTTTGCTTGATTCACAGTTTGATCTGTGCAAAATATTTTGTCTTTATAAATTATTTTAGCTGATGAATTTTTAATTGTCATATCATAAAAAAATCCTTCTGTTAATACAGGACTAAATGTAACATTAAAAGTTAAATCATCCTCAACTGTACTTGCTGTTATGTTATAATTTGTGCTAGTATTTGTTGTATCATCTCTCACAGTCAAAGTTCCGCTTGTAATATATTCACGTGGTATTACTTTTATTGTTTGTGCTGATGCAGTTGTTTTTAAAACTTTCATACTAATATAACGCAAGATTTTTATTTTTTGCATAAAAAAAAGGGTAACATTTCTGCTACCCCCTTTTAACACAAACCAAAATTTCTTATGGTGTAAGTTGTGTTCCTTGTGTTGCACCTGTAACAACAGTTGAATCCACAAAGTATGCAGGTATTGTTTCCTGTGCGCTGAACGTAAGTGTGTATCCACTTAAATCGCCCATTGCTGCGCCACTAGAAATTGTACCGGCATTTAAATCCGCACCGTGAACTGCACCTACCAGAAAGTAGTTGCCATTATAATCTTCAACAAATATGTGTGGTCTATTTTGAGCCACAAGTTTAATTTCTTCTTGTGATTCTTTTTGTTGTTTTGTCAAAGTAAGATTTAAAGTTTGTTCGTAGAACACAGTACCATTTTCAGTTGATCCTGTTATTGTTTGTTCTAGTGACGAATTACCTTTTAAATCATATTTCATAACTGTGGGTGATCCTGCCATTGCAGTAACCTTTCCACTTGAAACTGTTAATGCACCTAACGTTCCATAGGAAACTAGATAAGCAGATTTTAATCCACCTACTGAATCTCTACACGGTAATGCACGTCCTTTTGTAAGTAAGCAAGCCATAGTTTATAGTATTAAAAAAGGGTAGGTAGGCACATCGGCTCACCCACCCCTTTTGTTGATTAATTAATTATTAAGAATAAAGAACAATATCGCTACCGATAGCGTGCTGTATTCCTGCTGTAAATCGCATTACAACCCTTACATTCTGACTACCATCAATGTCAGCCATATCAATGACTTTCACTTCATTTTGGTCAGACATCAGTCCTGTGCCGAAAAACAAATTAGATTTTTCTGCAGCCACCATAGTGTTTGCAGCTAATCCTTGCGCTAAAACAATATTGATTCCGTCCATTGTCAAGGCACCACCATTAAACCATTGTGTTCCTTTGTCTTCTGTACCTGCTGCACCAACGTTGCTAGCAAATCCACCTAATGCTCTCACATAGGCTCTGTATACATTAGAAGAAACATAGATAAATAGATCGTCTGCACCGTAGACTGCGCTAGGAATAGCATCGACTACCAATCCCATTTTTGCGATTACATTGCTAGAATCTACAGCTGCACCTGCACCTACGTCAGTTACATCAGCATCAGCTAGAAGTGTAGTTTTAAATCCATCAAATTCCCCTGCGTTAGCATTCGTACCACCCCAGATATTATTTTCTAGTTTTTGTGCTACTTTTGCAGATACGTGAGCAATTAAGAAATCAGAAAATTTGCTTGGCATATTAGAAAATGCTGAATATCCCATTGAAATTGCTTCCCAATCATTGATAAAATCTTTTTTGCAAAGTTGTAGATTTACTTGAAATTCTTCTGGTTGTAGAAGTCTTTCAGTTAAAGTAATATTTGAAGTAGGATCAAAGTCACAGCTAGCATTTTTAACGATGTCATTTGAAGCGACTTTTTTCATTACTTCTTTGTACTTAATGTTTGGCTTGATTGTAATTAAATCATTAGCCAAAGTTGTTCCACTCAATAATGCTGCGGAAATGTATTCCCCTGCGAATTCGCCAGCGTATGTAGTGGTTATTGAAGTTGTTGTTGCCATTTTAAATTATTTTAATATTAATATTATAGTTCGCCTACAGTAATTGAAGATGACTGTGCGCCATTTCCACTTAACATCCACACAGAACCATCAGAGGATAACTCAATGAAATCTCCGATTCTTTCTGCACCATCCTCAAAAGTAACTCTATCGATTGCATCTGCATCGACAACTGCACCTGCAACAATTACGGAACCACTAATGGTATCCCTTTCTGTTGATACAGTTTGAACTAGCATATCAGTACTAAATGCTGCTACTACTTTGAATTTGTAATTTACACCTGCTGTACAAACAGGTAGTGTAATTGTGTAACCTGTTCCGCTTACTAAAAACGTTTTACCACTGTCTGCAGCAGTAATCGCTTTTGATTCGGTGATTACTTCTTGATCTTCAAACTTTCTTTCTACATCGTTTGAAATGTGAGTAAATGTTCCCATTATTTAGATTATTTATTAAAATTAGACATTCGTTGTAAAACCCTATCCATTGTTGAATTGGCTTTTTTGTTCTTGCTTAATAGATTAAGCCTTGTATCATCCTTTGTTTCTGGATTATGTTTAATTGCTTTTGTAGCAGGTTCAGTAGATAATTTTTCTTGCACTTCTTGTTTTGCAAGTTCTTCATCTTTCATTTTGCCTAGTTCTTCTTTGACATAAGCAAGTTCTTGTTTCATTTCGTCAATTATTGGTGTCATTGCTGCCACAACTTCCTCAACTATTTTATTCATTTCGTCTTTTTCTTCTTCTTCGAGGTTTTCTTCTTCTTGTACTTCAGTTTCATCTGATAAATCTTTTTTAGATTTTGATTTAGGTTTTTCAACTACATCTTCTGTGTCTTTTTCTGCTTCTAAATCCCTAGGTTCTGAACCTGTAGCAACTTGTGAATCTA